GGGCCCTCTGCTTGGCATCCATGCCGTCATCCACCATGGCCTCCATGATGAGCTGGCTGGCTAAGAGGTTGTTTGCCTCATGGAGCTCCGTGGCCGGCCGGTCTACGTTGTCTTCTGCAAGGAGTTTGGCAAATTCCTTGGCGATGCGCACGGATTCAAACTTGTTTAAAAATTTCTTCCCGTACCGCCCCACGCTGGAAAGATGGATTTCCTCCCCCTGGCCCTTCAGCCACCCTGATACTTCCTCATAGGTTGCGCCATTTAAAAGCCTCTCCTCAACCTCCCTGCGCATCTGCGGCGGCAGGCTGTCTATCTTCCCATGGCTCCTGTTCTTCTGCTCCATGTCATCCGACCCCCACAATGTCCGGCCCGTTGCCCTCTAAGTAATCCATCCCTTCCGGTGTTAAAAATACGATGTGCCGCTTGATCCCCAGCCTCTGGTTCTCCACCGTCTCTTTTTTGACCAGCCCCTTGCCCTCTAAGTAGCTGATCTGGAGCATCAGCTCCTGGTCTGTCATCACATGGTCAAATTTCTTAAGGGCCGCTTTCATGACCGGGATTCCTGCCCCGCATTCCCCTGCCTGCAGGCAGAGCTCCAGGATATTCCTTCTTACCACCTCATTGCCTGCCGTATCCATTACATTATTCATCAATGACCACCCCCATGTCCTCTATGTCCCCTTCTGCCAGGTTTACTCCCTTGGGAGTCAGCCAGATCAGGGAATCCAGCCAGTTTTCCGTATTAACCTCCACATGGATATAACGCTTCTCTTCACCGCCAAGATAAAAAATGGCTTTCTGCAGCTCATCCTCTGTGACAAACCCGCCGATCCGCAGGAAATTCTTCAAAACGGCAATCCGTAAATCCTTCCCGTAGTTCTTATATAATTTCTCGACCACATCCCCGCGCAGTACCTTGCGCTCCGATACCTGCATTTCATTCATCCAGCGTCCCTACCCTCTTTTCGATTTTCTCCAGCCTCCGGTCTATCCCGGAAAAGCTTCTGTTAATGTCATTTAATGACTTTGTAATTGATTCCATGCTGTCCGTCATGCGCTCCATGTTCAGCATCAGGATGCTTTCCCGCTTCTCGCACTCCTTCCGGATGACCTCCTCCCGCTTTGCGGCTTCCTGCCGCAGGATCTCCTCCCGCCTTGCGTTGCCTTCGATCAGAAGGTCTTCCCTCTCCCGGATCGCATGGTTGGCTTCATCTATCTTTTTCTGCGCATCCGCATAGGTTTCCGCCATGACACGGCGGCTCTCATCCTGTGCGTCTGCCACCCGTTTATCATCATTTTTGGCTTTTTTCAGGACATAAAGGACAAACACGATCAGCAGTACCAGCGTAATGCCTGTCTCATTTATCATTTTGATTAATTCCGTAAATGTTATCCCATCCATGCCTGACACCCCTTTTTAAGTAAAAAAATAACTGCAACAGGTTTCCCTGTTACAGCCATCTTATCACAGCCCTTTTCCAAAGTATTTTCCATTATGGAAAACTTTATGGAATATCTATTTTTTCCCTGCCTGCCCTCCCATCCAGTCAGCGATTGACATCTGCCCCGGGATGCTCCATCTGCAGTGCCCTATCTTATCCTGCACGATCTTATAAATAGTCGACTTGGACACCCCATACTTCTGCGCCAGCTCCGGCAGGTTGCTGCCGTCAAATTCCTGGTATATGGCAGCGTATATCTTGTTTTTTATGAGTTCCCTTTTCTGTGGGATATAAATGCTTGTCCCACCAAAAGTATCCGCCAGTTTCAGGAGATTGTCAAGCCCTATGATCTGAGCATACTCCCGGTGCTGCTCCTGGAGGTCATCCAGGGTAAGCCCTTCTATATTAATATTCATCCTGGATGCCTCCTTTCTACCCTTCCCGGCCACGCCCTCAGGGGCCCTTCCTTCCGGCCAGGACTTTCAATGCCTCTATCACCTTGCTGGCAGCGCTTCTTGTGATCCACCTGTAGTCATCAATGCCATACTGCTTTTTGACAAACCCGTCCAGCCGCTTTTTATCCGGGTTCCCTTGGGCGTCTGTCCAGCCCAGCTTTTTCATCAGGATAAATAGGTACTGCTCCTGCCTTCTGCTGATCCTGTCCCCGGTGGCATACCCCTTCTTGGCCTCCATCCCGTCAATGACCTTAATGGCCTCTGTGAGGGAAAGTGCCTTCAGGGAATCCTTCTGCGCCATCATGGACACGTAGCTGTGCAGCAGGTCATCGTCCATCCCCAGTTCTCTTGCCATCGCGTGGATCTTGCGCTGCTGCGCCTGTGTGATCCTTCTCATAATACCTCCGCCTCCTTATGTGGCCTCAGAAAGCTCTTCCCTCTTGGTCTCATACCAGAAGGTATCCTTCTTTTTCAGGCTTGCCCCCACCATCAGGATCGTCTTTTCGTCATAGGTCTTAAGGACATCTTTGTTTACAGTTTCCTTTAAATTGATGCAGTCCCCCATTCCCAGCTTTTTCAGCGTCCTGATCACGCCGTCCACTGCCTTGGGGAGCACCAGACTTGTGCTCATCCGAAATCCTACGGTGCCGAAAGCCAACTCTCGGCTTTTCCCTTTCAGTTCCCCCCTGTTAAAGGTTGTAAATTCCTTTAACTGCAGCTCCAGCTTTTTAATCTCATCCTTATAGGGCCCTGCCTGCTCCTCGGCACTCTGCCTGACATCGTTGATGCATTTCTCCATGTCCGCCGTGATCAGCGCAAGGGAAATCTCCGCATCCCGAATCTTTTTTAAGACCCCGTCCGCCTCCTCCCAGCTTTTGATCGCTGGCTCTTCCATCCTTTTTCTTGCCATCGTCCATATCCTCCTTTTATTTTCCATGCTCCCTTTCCAGCCTTGCCGCCTGTTCCAGGACAGAGCCGGCATAGTCGGAAAGGGCGTCCCCTGTCCTTTGATAACGGGCGGCGCTGCTGTCGCCGTTATAAACCATCAGCACCATTCCGGCGTCTTCAAACTGTTCAAAAAGCTCTGCCAGGTAGTCGGCAGCCACCCTCATGTTTCCCGCCGGGTCGGAAAGGTCTGTTACCCCAAGCCGCTCCATCCTGTCCCGGTGCCAGCACTGCGCTACCTGCATCAGGCCGATACATCCTTCGTTTTCGGCATCTTCCCTGTAGCCGCTTTCCTTCCATGCCACTGCCTGCAGAAGCTCCGGGCAGACGCCGAATTCCTCCCCTGCAAGTATGGACAGCTCTTCCACCTCCGCCTCCTCCATGGCTGACGCCTGCAGCGGGGTGGCCAGAAATGCCGCCCCTGCCAGCGCCGCAAGCATTGTCCTGCCTTTCATATATCCGCCTTTCTGAGAGTCCTCGTTTTCAGCTTCACATCCGCCCCTTCTATCCTGCGCATCCGGTAACGCGACAGCTCCCTGCGGCTTACTACCTCCATCAGCTCCGGCGTGTCTTTCAGGACATACCACTGTGTTGGATCCAGCCCCCTGCCCTTTAAATACTTTTTCTGGGCCAGGGTCGGCTTTTCCCCTCTTTTCATAAGCACCCCTTTCCGGCTGCCGGCCTCTTCCATGCAGCGGGCATACCATCTGCACATGAGGCAGCAGCCATGGCATTTCTTATCCTTGTCCGGCATGAGCCAGCGCATGGCCCTGCCCCTTAGGTCTTCCTGCCTGATCATCCTGTTTTCCTTTCCGTCCGCTCTGCATTGATACGGGCTTGCGACCGTCCCACTCCCGGGCTGTGGGGCTGCATTAGGCGGCGGGGCTTTTCGCCCCCTGCGCCTTATCCAATATCCATATCCTTCATTACCCTTACAATCCCTCCCTTATCCACTGCCCCGAATACTGCGGCTGCATTGATAAAGACATTTACCGCGCCCCTGAGCCCGTAATTGGTCCTGGATATGGCTGTCAAAAGCTCTATGGCCCCCTTTTCCAGCCCATAGGAGCCGAACACGCTGGTAATGTCCTCCTGCGTCAGGCGGTTTGCCAGGACCTGCTTGCGCATCCCGATCCGCGAAAAGAGCTGTGCAAACTCCGCCCGCCCTGACCCGTAAAGCCTCTTATACACCTCTTCATTCCCGATAAAGGCGATGCCCACGCCGCTTTCATCTGAAATACAGCGCAGGTGGTCCAATGTCCTTGCCGTCAGGTGCTGGGCCTCGTCCACAATCACCACCCTGCCGCTGCCCTTTAGCTTCCCGATAATCTCCCGGGTGATCCGCCGTGCCACCCTCTCCCTGACCCCAAGCTGCTCCGCTAAAAGCTCATTAATCCCCGTGATGCTGGCATAGGTGGGGGAAGCCGTAACCACCAGCGCAAGGCTGTTCTGCCTCACATACTCCCGGACCGCGCAGGTCTTGCCTATCCCCGCATCGCCGTATACCACCGCCACCGTCCCCCGCAGATGCGCATAGGATATAGCGTTGAAGACCGTCCTGGATACGGATGTCTGTGCGAAATCCGGCTCCTTGGGGCTAACCTTTTTCTTTTCATTAAGCCTTACCAGCTCCGCGATCTTGGGGATCACGGTATGGGGCGTCTTATAAGTCCCTGCAAGGAAGCTGCTCACCAGGGCCCCGGACTGTCCCAGCTCTGCTGCCACCTCCACCTGTTTCTTCCCTGTGCTGCGGATATACTCCCTTAAGGCCGCAACCGCCTCTTCATATGTCATTGTGCTTTTTCCATTCTCCTGATTTTCCATAGCTTACTGCCTCCTATCCTTCCTTTGCCTGCCGGATCCGCTCCAGGGCTTTTGTATAGTCGATTGTCTCATAAGACTCACCTGCAGCCCTGGCAAGCCCTCTTTCCGCCTCTTCGTCTGCCGTAACGATCCTGACAACCTTCGGATCCGGACGTTCCATGTCTTCCGCCAGGTTCTGCTCCGCCTGCCATACCATCAACTCCAGCTCGCTCATGGCTTTCTTCACGTTCTGCTCCTTCCAGGTCTTAACCGCCTGCATATATTTCCGGTTCTCCCTGACTGCTTCCTGGACCTTTTCCTTATCCTCAAAGTATCCAAGCGCCCCTGTCTGCTGTGCGGTGCATAAAAACCTGTCCTGGTCATCATAGACCCTGACCTGCGCAAGGTCGTCCGGGTCATACCGGAAGTAGACCTTCCGCCCGATATGGTAAAAATTCAGCTCATGGCTGTTAAAATATAACTTCTGGCCGAACAGCTCCAGGCGCACGCCGTCCCTGCCTACCTTCTGGAGCCTTGTGTTCCGCAGCATCATCAGGTTGAGCTGCTCTGCGGTGGCCACCCGCTGCTCGATCAGGCAGGCCGCATATACCTGGTCAGGGGATTTACCGCCCATCCCGACGCCGCTGTGGGGATGCCTGTTAAAGATCCCTGTTATGTACTTGTCCACGTATTCGATAAATTCCGGCAGCAGGGTGAAGTTCCCTGCCTCCTTCCCTGTCTTTTTGAGCCTCTCCGGGCGTTCCATAATTGTCCCGCCGGTATACCCCTCGAACATCTTGGAAAACTCATTCTTGACATCCAGGAAAGCCCTTTCTATGATCTTCGCCCTGGCATTCCTGACCATGGCCGTCCGGAACTCT